CGAAAGCACATTCCTTCTCCACCACCTATTAAACTAGACAATAAGGGTCGTCTTAATATGGGACGAATGCGTCCCCCACCTATTAATATGGAACGAAAGCACCTTTCTCCACCTGTAAAAACTTCACGCAATGCATTACTTAATGCCATAGAAAGTAAGCCCCACTTAAAAACTAGCAGTCAGCAAAAACCTCTATCACCGCGTGTAATAAAAACTAATGCACGTAATGCAATATTTAAGGCCATAACAAGTGGAGTAACATTAAAAAATAGTAAATTAAGAGATGTTAAATCAAATAATAAACCAAAAACACCGCCGCCAAAAACACCCCTGGAATTAATGCAACAAACGGTTGGAGGAATAAGAAAAACTGTAGAACCTAATAGTAATAATGAAAATAATTAGAATTAAAAAATAGTAAAACAAGGACCTAATAAATCAAAACAACCGCCAACATTACAGCAAGTAATACAACAAATAACTGGAATACACACACTATCAAATAATAATAATAAATCAAATAATAATAATTAGTAATATAAATGGGGTGTGGATGTTCTTTAGTTCCAGTAAAAATAAAAAAATATTATACAACAACTGTCAAGAAGAAGAAGAAGACAAATAAAAAAAAAGTTAAGAAAACAACATTAAAGTCTAAGTAATATAATAACTAAATGGATTGTTCAATTTGTTGTGAAAAATTAAACTTGTCAACGCGTGCAAAAGTTTCTTGTAATTATTGTGATTTAGAATGTTGTAGAAAGTGTGTACAGAAATATCTTACAGAAATTACAACTGATCCACACTGTATGAAGTGTAAGAATATATGGAACCGCGAATTCATAGATTCTACATGTACAAAACATTTTAGAAATGAGAATTTAAAAATACATCGTGAAAATATATTATTCGAGCGTGAAAAAAGTTTTTTACCAGATGCTCAGATTATTTTAGCGCATAGGAAAGAATGTAATCGTTTAGTTTCTGAAAATAATGAAAAAATAAAAGAACTTCGAATCGAATTATTTAGATTAGAAAATGAAAATGATAATATAAGGAATAAAAGTCGAGATATTCCACACGAAAAAAGAAAATTTATAAGAAAATGTCCAGTTGCAGATTGTCGAGGTTTTTTATCTTCACAGTGGAAGTGTGAAGTTTGTGAAAATAAAATTTGTCATGAATGTAATGAAGTAAAAATAGATGATATTGATCATATATGTGATCCAGCCAACGTTGAAACAATGAAACTTTTAAAAAAAGATACTAAACCATGTCCAAATTGTGGAACTATGATTTTTAAAATATCTGGATGTGCTCAAATGTGGTGTCCAGATTGTCATACGGCGTTCAATTGGAATACACTACAGATTGAAAAGGGGGTTATTCATAATCCTCACTTTTTTGACTTTCAGCGTCTTGGTGGAGCTGTACGCAGAAACCCCGGCGATATTCTGTGTGGGGGCATTCCTCACGTGAATGAGTTGTACACTGCATGTAAAATGAAGATGGATCATCGTCGTCATTACCAAACAATACCACTTGAATATAAAATTATTTTTGATTTTTGTAATATGATTCAACATGTTGAACACGTTGAAATAAATAATATAGTTCCAATTGAAAATAATTTAGAATTACGTATAAAGTATCTTGTAAATGAAATGTCAGAAAAAGAATTCAAGTTTATTCTTCAGAAGAATGAAAAGTCTCTTGAAAAACAAAGGGATATTAATAATATTTTAACAATGATTGTTCATACTGGATCTGATATTCTTAGACAATTTGTAAATCGCGAAATGAAACTTGAAGAAATTAAAGATATAATTCTAAACTTAATCAGGTATACAAATGATACATTAAAAGTTATTAGTCATAGATACGCGTGTGTTGTTCCTCGTATTGGAGAAGATACACTTACACTCATTAGACTAAGGTACTATAAATGAATATTGAAAATATGGCTAATACAATATATGAATCACTTGGACCTGGTTATAGTGAATCAGTGTACCACCGTGCTTTTGAAGTTCTTTTACGTAAAGAATGTATCCCATATGAAACTGAAAGAATAGTTCCAGTTGTATTTGAAAAACATACAATTGGAAATCTTCGTATTGATTTAATAGTTGATAAAACTTGTATTGTAGAATTAAAAGCTATTGCTAAACTGACAGATGCTACAAAAATTCAAACTAAAAATTATCTTAAACTAACTGGATTGACCAAAGCATTACTTATAAATTTTACTCAGGTATCAGGTCTGACTCATCCAGAGATTGTGCGATTTGAAGTGCCAGAATAACTGGAAGACATTGTATTAAAATTTTTGTAGATGCCTCTGATCGTGCATGCCACACAATAGGGTCTGTAAGACCTTCTGTCAGTGCTTCCGTTGCTTTCTTTATATGAAAAATAGCATCATCAATACAAAAATCATGATGTATATTTCCATTTTTCATGGATTCAAAGAGTGGTATCATCCCATCCATTACCTTTTATATATAATTATATTTATAAGTGTATATAAACACAATGGTATCATCTACAGCAATTATTATTGGTATTAGTATTTTTTTTATTTTTGTTATTAGTATTATTGTTTGTTGTATTTTAAGTACGGGTACTGTAATTTTAGGATCGTCGTCGTCATCTAAAAAAACAGTTACACCAACATTTACTAATAATCCAGTTGTTGTTAAACCAGTTGTTGCGGCTCCTACAGTGGTATTACCAACATATTCAAATACTCTTGGTACTGGAAAATGTCATGGAACAGAAATGGGAAAAACTAAAACAACTGTTACATCCTCGACTGGTAAAGCAGCACCGATAGCTACTCAACTAACAACAACAACTTTACAAAATTGTCAATTGATTTGTGATAGTAATAATTCATGTGCTGGATATGATTGGGATTCTGTATCTAATCAGTGTAATATATATTCTCCGCTAAATAATTTAAATGGTGACTTATCTATTCCAACTACTACATGTATGTATAATAAACAAGTGTGGAATATACCATTTGGAGGTTCGTCTGCAACATTAAATATAGGAAATATAAGTACAAGTCAAAATCTAACAATTAATTTATTTCCACCGGGTGGGCATACATCTTTTAATTCTTATACATGTACATACACGGGTAATAGTGTAATTGGTGCACCAACATGTAGTATAGTAACAGATGGAACAGCTGTTGGAACTCACCCATTAAAACAAGAAAGCCAGACAGTACATGGTACTGGAATTGATACTACTCCTAAACTTCCAGATGGATGGACTGGACTCACGCCACGTAAAACTTTTAGTTTTTATACCGTAAAAACCTCATTCAGTCTAGTTTTTAACGTTTCTTCTGGGATGTCGATCAATCTATCAAATTTTTCTATTAATCTTGACGTATCTTTATAAAATAAAATAATTATAAAGTACAAATGAATACACCAGTACCACCTAAATCAAATAAAACAATGATAATTGTTGGAGTTGTTATATGTTTTTTACTTATTATTGGTTTAATGATATGTAGTTTAGTGTCTACAGGTGCTGGAGCATACTTTTATTCGACTTCTAATACAGCAAAAACTGATACTACAACTACAGCAAAACCTTTGGATCCGGTAACTTTTAAACCACCTCCAGATGGTGCGTCTACTTGTAGATCATCTACTATAACATGTGGTAGTTTTGTTGATTTTTCATTAATAAATGGAAAATCTTTTGAACCAGGATTAACACTTGATCAGTGTAAAACTAACTGTATTTCTAACCCTAGCTGTCTAGCAGTAGATTATGCTGATCGCCCAAGTGTTGGTGCTACAACTGGGGGTAATTGTTACTATTATAGTAATGCATCAGCTATACCTAATACTACATTTTGTCCAGGTAGTGCAACTGATCAGTGTTTTATTAAATCTACAACACCCGCTCCTCCTTCAACTACATATACACCTATACCTAATGCGGTGTGCCGAAGTGATCCAGGAGGAGCATTTCTAGGAAGTGATTATCCACCTGGAATGCCATTGCATAATCTATCTCTTTCTGCTTGTAAATCCACATGCGACATGACACCAGGATGTTCTGGTGCAGAGTACGATGATTACAGTGGTAAAAACACAGACGGATCCTGTTGGATTTTTACGAATTCGACTATAAGAGGACAACCATCTCCTGATAAGCAAACATGTTATACGAAAAATTAGATTGTTGATATATATTCCCATTGTAGTTCTTGACATATAAGTCTCCATATGACATCTTGTTGATACAACTTTTCTTTTGATTTAAGTAGTGGAAAACAAGGTAGATAATCATCTTCACCCAATAATTCACAAAATTTGTACAAAACATATGAATAACTTAAAAAGTTTTTTCTTGATTCTGGACAATTTTTATTAAATGGTTCTTGAATATCTCTAAACATCATTCTTAGACGATCTTCAAGTGCTTGTGTCATTTTAGGGGGCTGCATTCCATTGAGAATATTTGAGATATAAGGTACATGTTCATAGTATTTGTTTAGTCTTAGTTTTTTTAGCAGTGTTCTAACTTTTGCATGTGTTATATCTAAGATATTCTTAATCTTTTGTTTTTTAAATTCAGATCGAAGTTGTTCAATAACTTCAACTGGTATATTAGTTGTTTCTTGGGCCTGAAATTGTAAGAGCCATTCGTTAAAATGATTGTCCCTTTTATATGAATAATTTATAACTTTTTCAATTTCGTGTTCTTCTTTATATGATAGTTCATCTCCAAGTAAATGAATAGTCTGTCCACAGTTTCCACATATAGTCAAGTATGATGATTCTGCAAAAATATTTGATGACTGACAATTTTGACATGTGTAAAATGTTTTAAATGTATTATTTGATATTTCATTTTCAATAACACCTGTATACTTTTCAACATTTCTTAGATATTCATGGTAAATTTCCCTTCTTTGAATACCTTTTTTTGTACTTGTACTAAACACTGTATCAATTGTATGTCTGTCCATATTTTCACTTGCAAACTTTTCGATATAAGGAATACACGCAGCCATGTATTCATACATTTCATTATTGTACTTTTTACGATTTTGTGGATCATTTTTTATAAGAGTCTCCCATTCCTGGATTTTAGCTTCATACCTACCAAAAAAACTACCGTCCATATTAAAGATAAAGATACTATTATTCTTAAATGACTTTTACATATTTTGACATGTCTGAAAAAGAAATTCATGATGTGGTTTGTTTATTATTCAAGTATATTGTTTCATTTGTTCAGTATATTAAAAATATTCAAGAGTACTATTTTAAACCAAAAAATTATTATATTCAGAGAGCTTATTTGGTGTACATGCGTAATGAGGAATGGGATACGGACGATATAACACATGAGTACCGAAAAGGTGGATCTAAAGAAGTCATGAGTCAGAAATCTATGGATGTTATTGATTTTTATTTTAAAATAAAGTACTTGTACAATTCAAAACAGTACTATTTTATGTCTCGTGATCCAGATCACGTGTTTCCACCTCCAGCTCCTAAAATGGCATTTCGATTACCTATCAAAGAAGCATTTCTTTTAGATTCTGATAATGTTCCAATGCACAATGTTACACATGAGATTAAAATGTACGAGGGTCCTCATTATGATTTTCATAGTCAGACTATTTCATTACACGACATGTCTCTTGATGATGAAGAGGATTGTCCAACTCTTAGACTTGTTAATATATTAGGTGTTATATCAGAATACAAAACAACTGATTCTATCAATCACATGACACTTTGGTCGCAAGATAAAACTTGAGTTCTCCTAAATTGGCTACATTATATTTTAAAACAAGAAATCGATTTTCTTCCTCTTGCATAATCTGAACCGATGCACACATTCCAGTTGCCTTTGTAAATAAGTTTAGATACTTGAGCGAGTACTTTCCCTGTAGACAACTATCAAAGCTATCGTCATCATTACACTCTATGATTGTTTCTTGATTTGCAAAGTCTCCTTGACATTTAATTATAAACTGTGTACTATTACGTGTAATTTCCAAATCTGATGCAATGTTATGCATGTCTCTACAAATTCTTTGAAAATCAATCGATGGCATAGTTGTCACGACTGCCATTTTTATATTTGGTACTTCAATCTGATCTTCATTTATGTCGAGTAATTTGAGTTGAAACTTTGTATCTGACCGTTTTAAAGTATTTTCTATTCTAATATCAAGATATTCCCTTGAATTTATTTCAATTGTAAGTGTATCATTATTTGAAATAAATTTTAATAATTTAAACATATTAGTAACATTTATTCCAGCAACCATATTTGCTTCGCAATAGTATTCTTCAAAGTTGTCTGCTGTCAAGAACATGTCAACAAGTGCAACTCTTGCTGTATCAAGTGTCAGTATCTGAACACCTTTTTTTGTAAAATACATGTTTACATCATTAAGAATATCCTTTAGGACCTCAAATGCAGACTTGAGAGCTGATGCTTGTATAGTTTTGAATCGCATTATTTACTCTGTGACACTTGTCTCTAATAGGTATTTCCGCCAGACACTGGTTTATTAATTTTATTTTGTAGTTCAGTTGTCATGGCTGGCTGTAAAGACTGTCCATAATTATCTAGTAAAAACATGTTTTCTCCATTGTCCTCTTCTGAACCATCGAATGAAGCCATACCAGCTCCAAGTCCTCGACACAGTTTCAAGTCACAGTTTACGAAATTATTGGGTAAAAGTGATTCGAGCCATGTTTTAATCTCCTTTCCAACTAGAATTTTTCCATTTTTTGTTAGTAGAGTTGGAACCCGTGTTATCTGTTTAGAATACTGCGGTGGAACACCTAGTCTATTTACATCGTGTATCTGAACCATTGATTTGAGTTGCGGTGTTGATTCTAAAAAATTTAAAATTTCAAGAGAGTGTTTACACTTTTGACTAAATACAAGCATTGCTGCTGCCATATTATTATCACCTTTGTTTTTCTTATTTTTTTTTAAACGCATAAGTAAAGATGAATACAAAGATACTTTTTATTGTTATACTTTTGGCTATTACAGTGTATGTCTTGTGGCCTCCACACAAGACTCAGGGAACCAACCCATCTGCAGAATACTTTGTTACTCCTGATCCTTATTCTACAAGTAATGTTACAACTGTTATAGTACCAAATGAACTTGAACATGTTATTCGAGCTACCCAAAAAGCTCTTAGTGCTAAACTCGGAAAATGTACATACTGTATTGAAACTACAACTATTAGTCTCAATGGGAATACATATTCTGGTAGATTTTTATTTACAGTTTTACCAGAAGCAGGTGGTGCACCGTATGGTATAAGTGTAGATTCTACTGTAGAAAAGGGTTCGTTCAATGTATCTAATATTAATTTACAATCTCTTTCTACGATTGATCAGATGGATCCATATGGAGAGTTTAAAGCTGGAAGTGATATACAAGAAAGTTCTCTTCCAAAACTTTCTGATTTACAGTCTGCAATGAATAACTTGTAAGTAAATTGTTTATACATTACAGTAATGATGAATATAAATAAAATAAAAAAAATAGAAGAATCAAAACGTAAAGTTAAAAAGGAAATTTATAAAAAGATATTTGAACAGTTTAGTCGTAAAATTCAGATTTCAGTTGAAGCAAATCAAAAACAAATATTTTTAGAAGTTCCTACATTTTTAATAGGGTATCCTAGTTTTTGTGTTGAAACAGCTGCTATGTATCTCAAGAGACAACTTGAACTGAGTGGATTTAAAGTTATTCCAGTGTCTAATATGGCATTTAATGTATCGTGGTACTCTCATAAACGCGCAGTGGCAGTGGAAGCACCGCCATTGAGGTACGATCCAACTCCTCCATCATTTTCAGATGAACAATTTCCATCTCTTATAAATCTTAAAAAAGCTGCGAAAAGATACTCATAGTTTTTTATAAGAGTACCTAAATGGACGGTCTTACAGTTCTAGTCGAGGCTAAAAAAGAGTACCTTGCGCAGTTGTGTTGTGTTGTGTGTCCACATATGATTACAACTTTTGAAAATCTATATAATGAATCTAATAGTATTTCAAAAGGAAAAAAGGTTCTTATACAGTATCAAAAACTTTTAAAAGAAGTTCCAAATTGGAATAATCACATGATTCATCAGCATGCTGAAAAAATAGCAAGTTCATGTAGTTGGTTCAATGACTTGCTTGCAGCTGTATTTGTTAGTTATGTTAAAATTCTTTCATCTGTCAGGATTAATTCAGAGACTAAAAAGATTTCTCTAAAACTTCCATCTGATGAAGTATTTATCCATGGATGTTTTACAAATGCTGCGAAAGATATTTACAAGGATCCATACGTGTACCACGAAGAAATGTCAGAATATGATAGAGATTCTTCTCTGACTAGACGTTTTATTACATGTATCGAAGCTACTGTTAAGGAAATGATCCCAATTCAAGAGATTCTTAAAACATACATCTCTCATAAAACCGAAGGAATTGATTTTGAAAATAAACCAGTTGAAGAAGATGATATTGAAGATCCGGATGTTGTTGAAGAAGAAGAAGAGGCTCCTCTAGAAGATCCTTCTCAGATGGTTCCACCTGAGCCACCAGTTCCATACGTTATGGAACCGTCTCCCACTATTCCACCACCGTCAGGCCCCGAGGAAGTAAAAAATATTCAAATGAGTGGCGGCGGAGGAGAAAATGATGATGTTTTATTTCCAGATGCAAAATAATGAACCAAAAAAAAAGTTTGCTGATAATAAATGGATATCAGTGAACAACTCAAAGACCCTATGATGGCTGCTATTTTTGCAGCTGCTGTAACAGCTGTTTACATCTATGTTAAAAATCAAATGAATTCTGGAGAAAAACTTCCACTTAGTGCATATGCTAAACCAGCATGTCTAATTGCTCTTTTAGTTTATTTTATTGTTCAGAGTGGTGCATCCCGTGAACATATTTCATCAGATCCATTTTAAAAATACTTAAAGCGCAGAATGTTATTGATGTTAGTACAATGACATCTGTTAGCACTTTTAATGATATGCTCGAGCAGTTTATTAATGAACTTGAGAATACTTTTCCAGAGGAAAAGGCTTTTAAAAAATATCATACATCATTTGAAATCATGCGGGCAGCAAACCCTCGTAAATGTGTTGATGCGTTTATGAGTGGGGCAGGTAAGTATTCTAATCAAATTATGCAAAAAGATGATTCTTTTTTTGTAAATTTTACAGAATTACCAATTAATAAGTACTGGAATGACGATCTATCAAGTGTCACCAAAAGCGCAATTTGGCAGTATCTTCAGACTCTTAATATTCTCGGCATGACCATTAGTACTATTCCAGCTGACATGCTTAGCATGGTTGAAGGTGCTGCAGCAAAGTGTGCTGAAAGCATGCAAAATGGAGGAGGTGGTGGCGATATGATGTCTGGTATGTCTGGTTTGTTTTCTAGCATGTCTGGTTTGCTAGGAAATGGAAATTCTAGCATAGCAGGGTTATTGGGTCAAGAAAAAAACTAAAGTAGTATTATAATATGGCGAGTTGGTTTGATAAACCTAAAGAACTTTTTAGATCTGATAAAATAGCATCATTCTGGCCCAATAATAAACAGTCTGCAAGTGAAAGAATAAACTCCAGTACACGATTTATTCTTTATACAACGTGTATCCTATATCTTATAAACCGTGATATACGAATAATTGTCATAGCCATGTTAGCAATTGGCGCTCTTTTTCTTTTTGCAAAATCTGGTGTAGTTAAAGAACCCGGAGTATCAGTCGATGGTACATCGTCAGTCTGTCAGCGACCAACAAGTAAAAATCCACTTGGTAATGTTTTACTAACTGATTATACAGATAATCCTAATAGACCAGAGGCTTGTTTATATGCAAGTGTAAAGCCAGATGTTGAAAAGTATCTTGATAACACAGTCAAATTTGGACCTGCTCGAACTAGATCACCAACGGCAGAATATCAGAGGAAAGCATTTGCTAGACAGTTTATAACTGGTCCAGTATCTTCAATTCCAGGAGATCAAACTGGTTTTGCTGAGTGGTGTTTTGGTAAAAAGTTTAGTCCTCAATGTCGTAATGATCCAAAAAATTGTGATGCAGATTATTGGGGTCCACAGACTGAGGCATTTGCTGGTCTTGATTCATCAGGTAATAAGAGAAGTGGAATGTTTGGAGGTCATTAAATTTCTTTTATAATGATATATAAAATGGCTTATCAGCTTCAACCAGGACTTTTAAATGTTGATGAAAAAAGTTTTCCATCTAACAGTGCTAGGGATGTAATTTCGGTGTATCCTCAGCCAAGCTCTTTAAATACATGTTGTCGTGCTAGTACCATGGAATATGGAACAGCTCCATACATGGCAGGTAAAGGGGCTCCAAATGAACTTATCATGGTTGACGATGAACTTCGTTCCCAAAGTACAAAAAGATTTAAAAAAGTTTTGGTTCGAACATATGAACGAGATTTCTTTCCTTTACAAGACATGTCTCGTATTGGACCAGCGCCAACAATGAGTTGGGACCCTGGAAGCACTCGAGCTGATAAACAAAATGCATTGTTTTCAGCACGGTATTGTCATCCTAAATAAAATATGCTTAATGGTAAAGGATGGCTGATCCGTTATCTATCGCTGCTATTCTTGGAATCATTTTTGTTGGTAGAAAAATAAGCAATAATCAGACGGTTGATCTTCCGCCACCCCCTCTTCCTCCCGCTTCTAATCCCGAGCCAGAGGAGTATGCATTTAATCCAGATTCAAGAAATTTGATTCTTAATCATCTTTCATCACCTGGACTTATATCAGAACCAGTTAATAAAAAACAAGAAACGGGAAACTTTGGTGACATCGCCTTTTCGCAATATGTTCATGGTGAACCAACTCATGACATGTCAAATAGATACTATGTATCTGGAAAAATGAATAACTTACCACCAGCCGAAAAGGTTTTTGTTGGTCGTGGTCTTGGCCTGGATCCAACAACTCCGGCATCTGGAGGATTTCAACAGTTGTATCGTGTTAATCCTAATAACGTTGGAGCATACAGGTTGACAACTCTTCCTGGTCGTATTGCACCTGGAGCTGATACAACAGGCTGGCGAGCTGGTACAGTTGGAGAAATTACACACTATGCACCATCAAAGACTGCATTTTTACCAACTAGAAGACCCCTGGTTGAAGGTAGGGCACAGGGACAAGGTGACGCAGTGACTGGTCCAACTGGTCGAGAATCATATGAAAAAACAAAACGCACCACAAACAGGTCAGAAACTGGTCTTCGAACTGATGGTTTACAATTCGCACCAGCTAAAAAATTTGTACCTATCCAGACAACATCAGACGCTCCATCTCGTAATAAAGGAGACCTAAATGATACACAGTTTTATCATACAAATAATCCAGCTCCTGGTATTCATAGCTTTGTAGGTGGGTACACGAATGAACCTCTTAATCAAGCGCTCTATAATAGAAACATGCACGGTGCAAATTCAGACCAAGAACTTGATAAAGTTGGATTTAAAGTGGATGATAAACGTGGCCGCCCTGATCGTGCTGGAAATGCAGGAAGAATGAATGTTCGTGCAGGTCCTGTTAATCAGGTTGGATTGGTGACAACTGTTCGATCCGATTCGGATAAAACAGATGGATATACTGGACCAGTTGGTCCAACAAGTGGGGCAAATCAAACTTATATAAATAATCAGCTTTATAATTTTAATGCGTTTAAAGGTCAACCTGGTAGGTGTGATTTGGGTATTGCAAAGAGGCAACTTACTAATAATCCATTTGCACATCCACTTTCTTAATGGATGGCATATATGGGCTGCTGGGGTTCTTTGACCACATTTGGCTGGAGAAATTTAAGAACAACAAAGACAACCACGGCAAGTAGAGTAGTGGCAAGTGCAGCTAGAAGCGGGAATGCTCCGCTGGATTTATTCACCTTGATGACATTGGCAATAATCCATCTGACAACATCCATCCATGCAATGGCTGCTGCGAAACTAAATCCAGTGACGACTGAATTAAGAGATTGAGATTCCACAGCATTAAGAAGGCTAGCAAGACTGTTGACACTCATTTATATAAAGAAGAGAAATTATTATTCAGGCATAAAATCAGTTTCTTCCTGTAAAATTATACTACAAATAGTTTGTTTAATATTTTTTTTTTGATTTTTTTTAGATCCTACACTAGTAATACTTTCTGTCTCGGTCTCAGTCTCATCTGCTTCAATTTCATCTTCAGGTTCTTCATCGACATCTTCTTCTTCATCGAATTCATCACAATATGGAACAGGTATTTCATCATCCTCACCTTCATCAAATCGTGTTCCTACTGAACGATTCCAGGGACGTGGGTCGGAATCCCCAATATTGTTGAATTTTTTAAAATTCATATACTGTATGTTTTATCTACAGAATCTTTAAGCATGTATTCAATGGGACTTGTTGGGATCCATGAGTTCCATGTATCAACCGCCTGATTTATATCGTTCATAAGTTTATCACCGCCTGAATATCTTATAAAAGGATCTTCTTCTTCATCTACTTCTTCTTCTTCGGATTCACTATCCTCCTCCTCATCATCATTATTTTCTGGAAATAAAGTTCCAATTTGACGACCAACAAAGTTCATAGCACTGTACTTCAATGCATACTGTACATCTTCTCCTGTCAGTATACTTCGTCCACATGCTTTCATGTACTCACCTGCCAGTATAATAGAACTTTCAAAAACAGGCTGAATAATATCAGTTGCTGATTTTATAATTTGTTCTTCCATTTATTTATATAAAGTTATTATCTATAAATAAAACACCTGCAAGACCATTTTGAACTCGCAAAATGTTATATGCAACTGCATACACCCTAATATTACATATATTTGGGTTTGGTGTAAGATTAATCCAAAGATTTTGATTCATAATACGACTCATATTCACTTGACCAGTTGGTAAATAGTTTTCTGGATCAATTGCAAAACTATAGTTATAAATTGACATGTCTGGGACGCGTGTATGATTATTCATAAACTGAACGCGGTTAAGATACAGTGCATCCGCAACAGTTGGTGATATGATATCTTCACCATTAAATTGAAGTTCTAAATTTATCATTTGATATCCTCCGGTTGTTGTATTTAAATAGTTCCAGTAGTCATTTATTGGAACTACATTTGAATCTTGGATTAAAAAATAAAGTTCTTTTACTGGATTAATAAAGTTTAGTTTGTATCCATCTAAAGAATCTGCAGATACTGGAATTGTAGTCGATGCTAACTGTAGTTGTGTTATAACATAATCAATTTTTCCATTTTGTATATAATTAACTTCTTCATCTGCTAAAAATACATATTCAACTGGTAAACTAGCTTTAAATATACCTATTTCCGTTGGATATGTTAATGTACCAATTGAATTAGTTGATGCAATTGAATAGTTATTATATAATGTTGTAGCTGTATTATATATAAGTGTAAAAAATAGATCAAGTGTTGGAGAATAAGCTATACTTACTGCCGGAAAATCAACTGGAGGGTTTAATTGTGTATTTGTTGAATAAGGAACAATGCCTGGCCATGTAACTCCTCCATCGAATGAAGTTGCTGTACAATTTGATATAACAGATCCCGAGCAAGCAAGTTGTGAAATATTAAAAGTCTGTCCATACATTGGACAATATGTAGAATATGGTCCAACTGCACCTACAATTATATTCATCGCAGTTGCTCCTATTTTATAAGTATACATGACACCATTTACATCACCTATAATAAATGCATTTAAATTGGGTGCCCATATGACAGTTACAAGTTTAGTAGTAGTAGTTATGAGTGTACTAGTTGCAAGGAATAAAGGACTTGAAAAACTTACAAGAGTATATGTACCACCTACTTGATTAGATCCCACTGCTAAAAAATTAGTTCCGTTATTATCTATTGTAATATAATTAACTGGATTAGATACATCTGAATCATTAACTCCTGAAAAATTATTTAAAAGTCCTAACGCTGAAATTCCTATTCTATAAATTGGTGTTGGTGAAGTTGCAGAATTACTTAATGTACTTCCAGTTGATACTACAATAGTAATACCTGCAGTATTCTGTGAAACACCTGTAATTGCACCCGCAAAACTTCCAAATGAAAAACTTGAAAATGGAACAAATAGTAATGTACCAAAATTATAATAATAAATAGTACTTAAAGCAATTGGTAAATTGTTTGGTGCGGGTATACATACAAATAAAGAAGATGAAGGTAACCATACAACATTTGATACTAAAACTCCGTTCATTGGTCCTAGTGCAAATAAGTTTGGTGGGGTAGGTCCATAGTTTGGTGGAATTCCCCAATTAAGTGCAACACTTGTTTGAACATTACTTTGAACATATCCACCAGCAATTACATCTGATAATGGTCTTAATTTTATTCGAATTTCAACTTCTGAACGAGTCAACGCGCAAATTGGAATAGACAGGGCTTCATTTCTCATGAAATAAAATGGTAATGGAACAATAAAGGTTCTTGGATAAAATCCATAACTAGGTGATTGTAGGTTTGTTGCATATGCAGTTGCCGAACCTAACCCATATAGACCCCCATTTGTATTTCCAACCATGTATGTCATTGCAGATTGTTGAGAATCGCTGATAAATGTCTGATCATATATCTGCATATATTCACCAGTTATACGTTCTATAGTCTGTCCACCAATGACTAAATCCGCGTGTTCGACGATTGCATTACCTATACCATTTGTATAACCACCTACTGTAAGAGCCGGAAGAACCAATTTTAAATAAATAGTTCTTATAAGCTGACCATTTCTAGGTATTATAACATTTATCCAACTACCAAAATCTATATTAGTTTGATTAAATGAAATATCTAAAGTTTCTAGTGCAAATTTTGTATGACGATTAAACTTTTTTATAAAATAGGTGACATCTGGACTTCCTGTCAAGTACTCATCTTGAAGACCAACGGTTGCGAGCTGTATACGACCACTTGACATTATTACTATTATAAAGGAAGATAAAGTTTAAACTCTTTTATAAAGTACGATACGATGAAGATTTATACTAAAACCGGAGACTGTGGACTAACATCACTGTATACAGGTAAACGAGTACCCAAGACTGATCCGATATTTATTTCACTTGGAAGTCTTGACGAACTCAACTGTCAACTAGCAATGACAAAGGCTCTCTGGAAAGACGAGACTATAATGACAGGTTCAGTTTACAGTGCACCTGGGGCTGGAGCAGGTGTTTACAGAGACAAAGCGTGTATTATGCCAGCAGATTACAGCGGTCCACCACTTTACTATGAATGGTTTGCTATGGGTATTATGATAACAGATATTCAACAAAATTTAATGGATATATCTTCAACCATTGCAACACCAGAATCAGGTGATCGATTTTTTAATCCAAATTGTACATCTATAATTGAATCCATGATAGATAGACTTGATGTATTGTTACCAAAACTTACAAAATTTTTAATTCCATCTGGTAATAAACTTTGTGCAAATATTCACATTTGCCGAGCTATTTGCCGTCGTGCTGAACGTGATATGCTTGCTGTTATTGAACCAAAAAGTCCGTCTCATATGTACATCAATCGTTTGAGCGACTACCTATTTATGTTATCTCGTTTTGTTTGTATGTCTCTTGATATTGAGGAAACTGTGAAAAACTAAATTCCTATATAAGTTTAGTAATGAGTAAGCTACAGTTAAGAAAGTTTAAGCCCGAAGGAATGGCGGATGACAAGATTTGTGTCTTTATCGGTAAGAGAAATACAGGAAAATCTGTTCTTGTGACTGACATTTTATATCACAAGAAACATCTCCCAGCTGGTATAGTCATGTCTGCTACAGAAGATGGAAACCATCATTATAAAAATTTTGTTCCAGACTTGTTTATATATGGCGACTATGATAAAGACGCAATAGAGCGGGTACTTGCTCGCCAGAAACTACTTGTAAGTCAAGGGAAACAAAATTGCGGGGCATTCATGTTACTTGATGATTGTATGTATGATCGTAAATTCATGAAAGACACGTGTATCAGACAGTGTTTCATGAATGGCAGACACTGGAAGATATTCTTCATGTTGACAATGCAGTACTGTATGGACCTAACTCCGGATCTTCGTGCCAACATTGATTACATCTTTGTACTTCGTGAAAATATTTTACAGAATAGAGAAAAGATTTATAAAAACTTTTTTGGAATATTTCCATCATTTGAAATGTTTAATCAGGTTATGAACTCTTGTACTGAAAACTTTGAATGTCTTGTTCTTGATAATACATCAAGAAGTAACAAGATTGAAGATTGTGTCTTTTGGTACAAGGCTAAATTGCATTCAAACTTTAGAATTGGATCTCCAGCTCTTTGGGCCTTTCATAATAAAAATTATAATCCAAAACACGATAGTGATCCAACTACACGAGTTGAACAACCAAAAAAGAGAGGTCCTCCACCTGTTATGGTTGTAAAAAAGAAATAATGCGTAGACTTTTAATTGATAAAAAATTGGCATTATTTAACAATGGAAAATATTACAACTATGAACTTGAATGATTCTCACGGGGACTCTATGACACCTTTATTTCCATCTCAGCCAGTTCCAGAACAGAAATTAATACAGAAAAAACAAGAAATTACAAATCATCTTGTATATCAGCCAGATGTGTCACAAGCGCCTGAAAAAAATATAGTTAAATCCAAAGCAATGGATTCTACACCACTTAGTGATATTATGATGCCTGGGGAGGACTATACTGGCCCAGCTGGTGGGGGAGCTGATCCTAGATTTATGATGGCGCCACAGCCTTCTTATGTACAGCAGCAGATGCCACTACCTCAAAATTATCAACAACAGCCATCACAGAAACAAGCTACTGCACCGAGTAAAAACCCTATGAATCTAACCGACGAACAGATGGAGGCTTTACTTGCAGGAGTTGTTGCGCTTCTTGCATTCTCTGGAATTGCCCAGGACAAACTATCGACAATGATTCCTAAATTTTTGGATGAATCTGGTAAGCAGTCCACGATAGGAATGCTTGTAACTGCTTTGCTGGCAGCTCTTTTATTCTACTTTGGACGTAAGTTTGTTATTAAAGACTAACCCAATGCATTCGTATACATGTCCATGATAGGTGAAGCAGAAAGCCCTGCAACTACTAGAATAAAACAGGTGATTGGAATAAATAAATTTACACCCATATTTTTTGATTTAACTACAACAACTAGCATAATAGACACAATAAGAGAAGCTACTGCAGCTGATGCAATAATTAATGGATTAAGCCAGAAAGCTCCATTTCTACACAAGTATGATAGTGTCAAGGGATACAAGACTGTGAGTAAAATAGATGAAACCATAGGATTGACTTTATTAAAATATGTTATTAACACTGGTATTAACATGACAATAGTCCATAGAAGAACACCCATAAACAACTGACCTGTAGTCGTCTGCATTTAAAGTAGTCAAATATATTAATCTTGTATAAACTGTCCACAGAAATCTTTACGTTCTGGAATTTTTTCATATATTCCTAGTTTATTACACGTGTCTCTCAATTCTGCAAAGTTTTTCCAAAACTGTTCAGAATGTGAATACTCTTCAACGGTTGAATGACTCAACTCGTGTAAAAGAACGTGCATTATATCATTTGGACTTCCATCTAGACATAGGCCGATCTCATATCCTTTATTTGAATTGTATCCAAGTTCTCCTGATTTTTTTCCAACGAGTAAAATTGGATTTTTTAGTACCCAAAACTTTTCAGGGATCTGACTAGTATTCTTTTTTATATGATGTCTTAAAATTCTGTATCTACGTTTAACTTCTGTTAAATTTTTAGGTTCGTGTGTAATATAAATAAGATATATATCAAGTATTAATAATAAAAATATACAAATCCATTTCATTTTATAATCTACGAACAAAAATAAACTGTGAATACATGGTTGATAATCTTGATCCAATTAGATTATTCCATGTATCAAGGTGAATACCATGGTCCAGTAATTCTGTTATCAAAAGATCTTTATACGCAATTGGCTCAGTTTTTGCCTCTCCGTTATAAAATGGTGTATCAACCAACATGACAAATAATTTTTCTCCAAAGTTTCCAAGTCCTGTAGTTTCTTCTTTACGAATCATAAAGTTTCCAAGTTCATCGTGAAACGGTGTACTCATAAGTATTGATTCAGAGTCTGGAACAATACCTATAAGTTTACCACCATCCTTGAGACGATCCTTGATTGCTCTGATGCTATTTTTAAAAAGTTTTTTATTTTCAAAAATATAATGAAGAGAAAAGTTATAACATATGACATCATATTTTTTATTAGATGGACAAGATAGTATATCACCTTCATAAAAAGTTATTTGGATTTTTAATTTTGATGCACGACTCCTTGCTTCTATAAGAGAAACTGTATTTGGATCACACATATCAAGTGTCCTAACCTTGGAGTAATTCCACTTTTGTAAATCACCTCCAAAACCACATCCAACATCTAAAACATGATCACCTTGCTTTGTAGTGCTTTGAATAAGTTGTCGCTTGACCAAATTGTGGTGTTGTCGAATTTCTTCCATTCTATATTTACTAATAAACGTGTTTTAACTCTAATTATCTTGGATTGTACCTCAAAAGAAAAACTCCTGCTATTGTTGCAATAAGACCAATATACTGATATGGATTTGTTAATCGATCTCCTAAAATAAGATAGGCTGCAATAGACTCTATGACTGCACTCATTCCATCCCACAGTCCATTGACTAATAATACATTTCCAGTTTTAAAACTCCAGATTAAAGAAACAATAACACCAATATATCCAAGGAGTCCCAGACCCAGACTGGATTTAAAACCTGTTGTAGCATATGATTTTAACATAAAATCACCAAAGACTTCAAACAGTGAAAGTATTCCTATTCTAAGAAGACTCATTTACTATTAATCATTATTAAAAAAAATACGCTTATAATAATATGGATATTGAAAGTCAACTGCTATTTGGTGGCGGTAGAGAATCGCCAAGAGATTTACTTTTTAAAAAGTGGATACCTAGATCATCTCTTTGTATAGGAATTGTTTCTTTTTTATTTCAGGTGACTGTACTTTATCCATGGCACTTACAATTATCAAAAGAGTTTGAAGATCTGGCATTTATTGTTACATGTCCAGGATAAAAATATTTTTATATATAAATGGATTTTCTTACTATGTTTCTTGCTGCTATCATGGCCATTTTTACAATTGCTTCTACAGCAATTGGTATCCAGTGTCAAAATAAGAATGGTGAGTCAAAATCAACTAATCAAATTTTTCTTGTTATGAATCTTGTATGTGCGATCCTTGTATGTATAGGTCTCATGATTAAAGCAGGGTTTGCGATCAAACAACAAGCTTCTTCATAAAATATATATACCTAATATATAATGATCGGATTTCTTCTTATTATATGTTTTCTACTTAATATAGTATCAAACTGGTTAGGTATTCAGTGTCTTAATAATAATCCAACAAGTTCAACACTATATTTTTATTATGTAAGCAGTATACTTACATTTATTGGAATACTTATTGTTGCATATTTAATGCAAAATGGAAATGCTTGATGATGAACACATTCTAAAACATTCCCATTGATTTGTAGTGCTTCGTTTTGAAAGTTCTGAAAATTCATCAATTGTATACGTGTCCCCCATAGACTTGTTACATTTAGAACATATAGGTCTAAGATTATCTATATCAGTTGGTCCTCCTCGACTCTCTGGAATATTATGACCAACTTCAAATATAAAT